ATACCTGCCATGCATTGTTGTATGCAGTCTCTAATAAAATTGCATCTAACTGCATTTGTTCTATTTCCGTCAAACCATTTGACTCTTCATTGTGATCATCTTCCCAATTTCCCATGTTATATATTTAGTTAGTAACTCTTCTATAAGAACAATATAGTCATTTTTAAGATTTTATAAAAGTAATTCTTTTACTAATATTGCCCCACCGGATATAAAAAAATTTTTTCCCCCACCAAAAAGTTGTGTGTTTTGCGTGCTTGAGATGTACTATGGTTCTGCTCCCCAGCTATAAAGTGTGGCAGGGATACCCCCGTAAGCAATCCACAACAAATTAATAAAATATAATAATTATGAGTGTATTCTTTAGAAAACTAAGAATTAATGATAAGACTAATACAGCAACTATCATTGTAACAGACAAGCCTGTGTCAACATCAAAGAGAGAAATCAATGGTGTCAAAGTAGGAGTAAGAACTAGTAGTAATATAACTTTCGGTGTGCTATCTCTTATAGACCCTGAAACAAACAAAGTCATGAGTGCAAAGCATCCTGATATATTAAAACTACAACAGACATTAAACCAAGGTGATGAAATGCCAGGGTTTGCATTAAATGGTGGACCTGTAGTAGACTTAAACACAGGTGAAGAAACTAACCTAGTTTGGGCAGGACCAGCTAACTAGATTGAGAACAATAAGCAAGAGAGTGTAATAGCTCTCTTGTTTGTTTAAATAGAGTCAGAATAACTGTAGTTACTGCTATCTGCTCTAACATTTTACTATAATCTGCTCCATAGCTATAGTTTGTAGTATTAAACTCAATTATATGTGGTAAAAATTAATATTTGTGTGTGTCACACTAAAGATGACCTCACATATCCACTAATTACCACTATTTACCACATTAAAATAATAGTTACTGCTAATAATATAAATATAGCTAACGCTACAACAAGCGTAACTATTACACTCAACAATACAACAATGGTAGTCTTTGTCTCTTCCTCTATAGGATAATAGGCATAGTACCCGAAATCTTATCAAAATAAAGAATAGTATAAACATAGACGTGCACTCTATGCCAGGAAGTGTTCTGCAAAGCAGAGCTTCAACAAAAAGTCATATAATTCCCAGATAGTCAGAGGAGGTTTGACTACTATTCTTATAACACACACTAATCAAATATACAAAGTAAGGAAAGAGACCGAGAACTCATTAAAACACCAGTACTGTGCACAAGTGTCTGCCAACGGCGTTGGATTTCCTTATTTTGTATTTTAAAACATACACTAATCAAATAAACAATAACAATTATGAAAAAGTATCTAATATTACTTTGCTTCCTCTTTATAGGGGGACCAATGATGACATCATGTAGCAGTTCAAGAGGATCTGGCTATTGTAAGAGTAAAGGCAGAGATTATAAACCGGCTAAGTGCTGGAATGCTAAGAAACAAAAATACGTAAGATGTCACTAAAATAACACTAACCAATAATAACAACTATTATGAAACAACTACTAATTATCTTATTCATGCCATTAATATCTATGGCACAACAACAAACCTATGTACCAGATGATAACTTTGAGGCTGCCTTAGAGTATATGGGTATAGGTAACGGCATACCAAATGATGACTATGTTCACACATATAACATAAGTGATATACAATCATTAAATATTACAAATCAAGGTATATCTGACTTAACAGGTATAGAAGACTTCCTTAGCTTAGTAAGTCTACATGTTCAGTTAAACCAATTATCAAGTATAGATCTCAGTAATAATACAGCTTTAAAGTTTTTATATATTAGTGACAACCAGCTTACACAACTTGATATAAGCAATAATCCTGTGATAGAACTCATTTATGCATTTAACAATCCAGGCTTGGAATGTATAAATGTGTATGATATAACTCAAGCAAATGATTGGCCTGCTGGTCAAATTATTCTTGATAATAACCAATACTTCAGTGAATCGTGCATGTTAACAGATGTATCAGAGACATATCAGTATAGAAAAGTCGTGAAGATAATAGATCTATGGGGTAGAGATGTAATCACATCTAATCAACCTGTGTTCTTTATCTATGATGATGGAAGCGTAGAAAGAAAAATAATAATAAACAATAACTAAATCACTAATCAAATGAAAAACCTAATTAAAGTTTCAATCAAATTACTATTCGTAGTAATACTACCAATCTTAATAACAATTAGTGTTGTTTATCTCCTGAAAGATAGCTCTGCCTATAATGGTGGAGCTGTCTCTTGGGTTTTAGCAATAACACTACTACTATGCATATATGGTAATGCCATTATGTATCTAGGATGGATGAGTAAAACATCTATCGTACCTAAAGTATCACTTCAGTTCTTACCAGTCTTTGGATTTGCAATAGCATATGATAATATAGATAAATGGATACTTATACTACCGTTTTGTTCTATAGAGTTCAAAAGAAAAGATAGAAATGAATTATAAAAGTCTCATGAGTGAGGTACTAACAACACCAGTATTATTATAGTTAGTAATAACACTAGTAGTTAGGCCTTGTCAATATTATACTATGCAGGTGAGTTTGTTTTCATAATAACTTGTTTGCTCACCTGCATGTATAATTCTAAAAATAAATTAAATGTCAGATACATACACAATAAGCAAAGACGTGATAAATACTATCTTTAATGAGGTAGTATCAGAAGAAGCGGTCTTAGAGAAAAAAAATACTAAACATATTAGCTCAATACTATTAAATGAATTAAGTGACACTACAATAGAAACTATAATTCACCTAATGTTAACTAATAAAGAATATAAACCTCTTAAAATAGGAGACTATGTAAGAGTTAAACCACCAACATATCATAAAGGATCAGAATATGAGCCTGATATACTTGATGACTTAGGATTACTACCTAAAGAAACAGATTATGTCTATGGTATAGTAATGGGTGATACATCTTGGTCATCAGATAAACCATTTAATCCTTTTTATGTAAGGCTTAAGGTCAATCTTTTGTATCATGATAGTAATAAGAAGTTAAAAGAACATGAACATGAGGTTAATCCTTTATCCTGTACAAGGGTAAACAAAGGGTCTATCTCATATTTTAAAACCAATAAAGAAAGTCAAGATGCCTAAAATAAATATAGAAACAATCAAAGAAGAGTATAACCTCTATAGAAAATCAGGCAAAGAGACTGGATTTGGAGAATATATGAATACTAAATATAATCTTGTTGATGTAGAGCTTGTAAAAGAGCTAGATAACAACATGGCTATGTTAAGAATACTAAAGGATTATGTCATGGAAAGACAATAGTAAAAGATTTGGTATAGTTAAACACCAAGTTATGACAGATCCAGCTGTATCAGTATCAGCTAAGGCTTTATATGCCTTATTATGTTGTTATGCTAATAAAGAAAGACAATGTTGGCCTTCTATTAGTAGACTAGCTGATGAACTTGACTCAGGTCAATCTAGTGTAAATAGATGGATAAAAGAGTTAAAACAACATAAATATATACAAAGAGTGGGTAGAAAGCTAACAATTTTATAAAGCGTTAGCTATTATACTGCACTTTATTTTAAGAGTTTGATTAAATAGATCTAATTAGACTGACTGAATGCTAGTTATATTATTATCTTTACAACAATAAAATAAAGATGATAGTACAACTTCCAAACGGCAGAATAATAGAATGTTCATTAGAACAATACCTTTCATTAACAGATGAAGAGTATCAGGATCTAAATGGATTAAGCTCTGTATACACCAAGGAAGTGGGTGATCCGTTTTACAACAGGTTTGCTAGATCAACTAAAAAGGAAGCAATTGACGCAATAGAACATATTGAAGAGAATGAACCAGCTTTAGATGAACTAACAGCCTTTGAGAAACTAGAAGACCCGTATTTCCATTCAGATGATATGTAAATCATCAATCAATTATTTTATTAATCACTAAATTTTATTAAAAATGCAAAATCAAGTAAACATCATTGCTGATGACATGGGAAATGTTATCCGCCAGTCAAACACTAACTCAGAATTTGGCTACGTAAGACTACAACAAAGTAGAGCAACCTTTGGAAGTAATAATTTCTTAAACAAAAAGAATTTATCTACTCTAATACACGGTAAACTAGAAGATTTACAGTCTATGGGCTGGAAAGCTGATCAAGTACTACCTGGTAAGATCCAAGTAAGAGAGCAATTAGAGCCATTTAGTTCTAATGATCCTGACAGAGATCTTAAAATGGCTGGAGATACAGAAATAGTATGCTGTGTAGATGGTCAACCTATTTATAGGAAAACATTCTTTATGCCAGATGTAAATGCACAGGATGTATTATTAGCTCACACTAATGGAGATGCTATTAGAGAAGCTAACGGGTCTATTATGTCAAATGCAGACGTTAAAAAAGCTACGTCAGCACAAGCATTTGGAATTAATGTAGATGAGAAAGTAGAGGAAGTAGTTAATGAAGTAGAAGAAGAAGTTGAATTAGAAGAAGCCGTTGAGGATTTCACACTCTAACTAAAGATTTCTAAAGAATGCATAAAGGTTAACCCATCAGAGGGTTATTAAATGTGGATCTATTTGTGATCACAGCCTTTGTTCATTTTTATACTACTAAACTAATTACTAAACTCTAAATAAACACACTATGTTATCTCATGAACAATTAAAAAAAATCCAATTAAATGACCAAAAATTAAAATTAAGCTTACGCATTGAGCGTTATCAATACTTAGGTATACTAGAAGAATACCAATTACATCCTCCTTCAGTAATTAACTCCTTTGAATATAGTAAACTAAACCCATATCAGCACTTTTTATTTAAACGTGTACTACATGGTCTTAATGTTTATAAACCTGAAGAAGTTAAGAAGTTACACTGGGACAAGAAAAGACGCATTTCAAAAGTTTGGAGACGTGGGCAAAGAGAAATCAATGCTTGGAAGCAAACACTTTGTAATAAGAAAATAAATGCGTATTTTAGAAAAACATTTAAAGACTCTAAATTAGCACAGTATATAGCAAGTATACCTGCAGAAGAAACTTTAGATGATTACAATAACACTATGACTTTCAAAGAATTAGGTATAAAATATGAAGATGTGATACTAAAATTCATGTCTTTAGGGTTATTACCTAATAACTTCTTTACAATAAAACCAAATGAGTATCAGAAAAGTCTCAAGTAAAATGTCAAAGATAAATGCTGCTTATAGCAAATTGCGTAAGCAGTATTTACAAGACCATCCTATCTGTCATGCTAAGATACACAAGTGTTCTTTGCATGCCACAGAAGTTCATCACAAACAAGGCCGTGGAGTGTATCACTTAGATACATCTACATGGCTGCCTGTTTGTAGAAACTGCCATAACTGGATAGAAAACAATCCAACTGAATCCTATGAACTAGGATACTCAGCATCAAGATCATAAATCAAATAATATTATGGAAACAAAACTCTCTAATAGAGAAATTGTACAGGAAGATGCATTAGCAATTGCTGTAAAAAATAAAAGATGTGGGTTAGGTATATCTATGGGTGTAGGCAAAACAAGAATTGCTATACAACACTTATTGATTAACTTTAATCCTTTAATAGAAGCCTTAGTAGTGATACCAAAACACTCAGTAGCTCAATCATGGATTGATGAGTTAGGCAAGATGGACCTAGAAAAACTAACCAAACATATAACATTTACTACATATCTATCATTAAAAAAGCATAATCCTAATGACTATGATATTGTATATCTAGATGAATGCCATTCTCTTAAATACTCACATGAGTTATTCTTAGGCCCTTATACAGGTAAGATACTTGGCTTAACAGGTACACCACCAAAGCATAAGAACTCAGAGAAAGGTGAATTAGTGCAGAAGTATTGTCCAATCAAATATAAGTTTGATGTTGATGATGCTACTGACTCAAACATATTAAATGATTACCAGATAATAATACATGAACTAGAACTATCAAAGTTACCTACTTTAAAAAAGAAAACTAAAGCAGGTGGTCATTGGTATACTACAGAGCAAAAGGATTATAACTATATAACCGGAAGACTTGCAGAAGCACAGACTCAAAAGCAAATACAGTTTGCTAGAATCATGCGTATGCGTGCTCTAATGGACTATACAAGTAAAGAGAGCTATGTCAAGAGTATGTTAAAAAATATAGACAATCAATGCATTGTCTTTGCTAATACTCAGAAGCAAGCAGACAGAATATGTAAGTATAGTTATCATTCTCAAAATCCAAAGTCAGAGGAGAACCTAGAGTTATTCTCTGATGGTAGGATTAATGAGTTATCCTGCGTGTTACAATTATCAGAGGGTGTTACAATACCTAATTTAAAACAGGGTATTATTATGCATGCATATGGTAATGAAAGAAAAACATCACAGAGAATAGGTAGATTACTTAGGCTTAATCCAATTGAGACAGCAACATGTCACATATTGTGTTACAAAGGTACACAAGATGAAAAATGGGTAGAGTCAGCAATAAGTAACTTTGATCCAAATAAAATAAAACGTTATAATCCACTTAAAAGATAAAATTATGGGAAAAATGAAAGAAATATATATGAAACAAATAGAAAAAGAATATAATGGCAGTCATGAAGCAATGATAGCTAGTATGGCCAGACAATCATGTGAAGAGTTTATAAAAGATGAAGGCACAATGTGTCCAAATTGTATACAACCAGCTCTAGAGCGTAATGAAACTGAAGCACGGTGTATAAATTGTGGACAAGAGTATGTGTGGGTTGGATCAGCATTAAGATTTAAGTAATGGCTAGACATACAATTGACATAGACAAAACATTATATTGTGAAGTAGATTATACATATCATAAAGAAGAAGAGCAAGTGTGGTCAGATAGCAATGGAGACCCTGGTACGCCAGGTTATCCAGCTTATATTGAAGTGCATGCTATTTATATGCCTTTAAAAGATGAGATAGGAAATACCGTTGGTGTAGATATATTACCTATCTTAGATGATATGGTTGACATAGATTTAGATAACATAGAAAATAAAATATTAAGATACAATGAGTGAAGAAATAGAAAAAGATATGCAGGATATGCAAGGAAGCCGCATAACTGAAGAAGATATAAAATACAGACAAGGTAGACCAAGATGGAAAGTAGAACAAACAGAGATAGCAGCAGCTGTATCTATACTACTATGCTTAATAGGTTTAACTATAATTTGGTATATAACACACATATGAGAGATCAATTATTTGTACAAGCAACAATCAAGGAAGGTAAATTACACTTCCCTATAAAAGCCTTTGAAACTAAGTATAATAAGTTTCTTAAAGAAATGCCTGATGGAGTTCGTATTGAGCTCTTTATAGGTGTACAAGATGGTAAAGGCAGTAACCCGCAACTAGCAAGGGTACATGCTATGATAAGAGAGATAGCAAATGAGATAGGTCATACATTTGAAGAAGTAAAACTACAAGTCAAGCGTAAAGCTGGCCTATGTTTTGTTAAAAATAATGTAGAACACTGTAAATCTTTTGGTAAGTGTGATAAAGAAGAACTAAACTTAGCTATACAAGCCTGTTTAGAAATAGGAGACTTTAGTGGAATGCAATTAAGATGATAGAAAAACTGCGTAAGCTTTAAATGGTGATCCTTTAGGGCCTAATAACCTTTTTTCTAGTACAATTGGTTCTTTAACTTGGCTCTTAGGCATATACTTAGGGTTTTTGCTGTTAAGCTTTCTCTTTTTCATATTATCTAACTATTTTAAGTTTAGATGCAATAGCATCAACTTTAGCTGCTAAATCTTTATCAACTGTGCCTTGAGCAACTTGATTAGATAACTCAACTATATCAGAATTATCATAGTCAACTGTTACTTCTTTAGCATAACCTTGCTCATTAGCTTGGAACTTAAGTAATTGTACTAAAGAAAATAAAACATATAAATCAGATTCCCATTCATCAAGTTTGATGTCCGGTATCCCATCTTTTTCATGGTTATGCTCAACTAGTTTATTGAATTTATCAATTGTCACAGGTAATCTTAATTGATCTTCCTCAGATGATCTTAGAATAAATTTACTAGTTATACGTTGTAAACCAGCTATATAAGATGTATGAATTTGTAGATCTTTAATTACTTCTTGATCATATTCCCATACAGAGGCTGTTTTTTTATCTTCTGACATAATAATAATTTTAATAAACAAATATATGCAAAATATTGACGTAAACATAATAAAACTCAGAGAAAAACTTAATGAAAATCTAATAAAAAGTGGATGGCATACAATGTTATCACCATATGTAAATGGTTTAAACTTTGATATAATAATAAACTATCTAGTAGACAGTGTAAATAATGGTAAACGTTTTACACCTAGATTTAAAGATATATTTAATGCATTCTATGAGTGCCCTTATGATGATATAAAGATTGTTATAGTAGGACAGGACCCATATCCACAATTAGGATCAGCTGATGGAATAGCTTTTAGTTGTAGTAGAAAAGGTAAAGCTGAAAAGTCTCTACAATATATTAATAAAGCATTAGGAACTGATCACGTTGATCTTAGATGCTGGGCTAATCAAGGTGTATTATTAATTAATACAGCATTTACATGTGAGATAAATAAAATAGGTTCTCACTATAACATATGGAAAAGCTTTACACAATACCTATTTGAAAATCTTAATAGACATAAGCCTAAGACAGTATTTATACTTATGGGTAAAAAAGCAGAAGAGTGGCAAACACTTATACCTAATCAAATAATTATAAAAGTACCACACCCAGCTTCAGCTGCATATAAGGGTGGTATATGGGATGATAAAGATGTCTTTAATAAAGCAAATATAGAGCTAGAAAAACAAGGTAAAACTTGTATTAACTGGTAATTTTGATTATATTTGTAAACCAACAAACAAATACAAATGCCTACAAATCAACAACTTACACAAGATAATGATATAAAGAAGTTCAAAAAGAAATTCTTTAAGAAATATGGAGTACATCTCTATATACATAGTGCAGGACATCCTAATTATAAGATAGCATTAGAAGTACTAGAAGAATGTACTCTGATGGCTTTAAAACTGGATAATCCAAAGTATAAGTGGATGGAGAATCTTAAATATAAATTAAGAGAAAGACCTTACTTAGTATATACACAAGCTATGGCCTACCTGGGTCATATTGCTGGACATTCTAAGTCAAGTATAGGTCATTATATGAACAAGAATCACGCAACAATTATTAATTCGGTAAAACAAGTAGAAAATGCTTTGTTTACTAAAGAACCAATGTTGAATGAAGCATTATCTAACATTTTAAAAGAAATAGAAAACCATGTGGGAATTATTCCAGAAGATATTAAAAGCAAACTTAACTCCCAATCAAACGTTGATCCTATTTGGGATAAAGCAAGGCGTTTCATTGCCAAACACAACTGATGAGGAAAAAGAAGAGTTAGTTCTTAATGGTTACTTAGAGAAAAAAGGTAACCAATATATTATGACACAAAGTGCTAAACTTATCTGTGTCAGGCTGGATAATTATTTTATCAAAGCTAAAAAGAAAACTGATATACAGTTAATGGGTAAAAACCATATAGATAGCATAAATAAGTATAGAGAAGTATTTCCTGCAAAGAAACTACCTAGCGGTAAACCAGCAAGAAATAATGTTAAAGCTCTTGGAGAAGCATTTAGATGGTTCTTTGAAACTTATGACTATAGCTGGCTTGATGTAATGAAAGCTACTAAAATGTATGTAAATGAGTACAGGGATGCAGAGTATATGTATATGCAAACCAGCCAGTACTTTATATGTAAACAAGATAAACATAGAGTAAAACACTCTACATTAGCAGACTATTGTGATATGATTCTAGAAGGAGTCAGCACAGAGGATGATCACTTTAAAGAAAACGTAGTATGAAGAAAACATCAGAAGCATGGGTTGGTCAATATGCAGCTTTTAATGAAGCACTTAAATATATGTATGCCAGATCAACTGGTGATGAGAAGTCTATATACACCCCATGGCCTAAGTTTAATGATGCTGCTACTGATGGATTAGAATGGAATACCTTAACTGTTATAGGTGGTAGACCTGGCTCAGGTAAAACACTAATTAAAGATCAGATCATAAGAGAATCATTTGCTCTAAATCCTAATGATAAGTTTAGAGTATTAGAGTTCCAGTTTGAGATGGTGGGTAGAACCTCAGCAATTAGAGAGTTTAGTTCTATAACCGGTAAGACTTATAAAGAACTATGTAGTGCAGGATCAATCTTAAGTAATGATACATTAAACACATGTCATCAATATGCTAAAGAAAGAATAAAAAATCCTGTTGATATTATAAGTACACCTATGACTGTTAACCAAATGCGTGAACAGATAGATGCCTATATGAATATGCATAAAGGAGTAAATACAATTATAACACTTGATCATACTATGTTAGTTAAGAGAGCACCTTATCAGAATAGCACATTAGATATGTTATTTGAGTTAGGTGAGTTCTTTACACAGTGTAAGAGAGATTATCCTTGTTTGTTTATTGCTTTGTCACAACTTAATAGGAATATAGATAACCCGGATAGGGCTATAGATGGTAAGTATGGTAACTATATACTTGAGTCAGATATATTTGGCTCAGATGCAATGCTACAACACGCAGATATGTTAATAGGTATCAATAGACCAGCTAAACAAAAGATCAGATTTTATGGACCTGATAGATATATAATAGAGAATGATAGGACATTAGTCTTACATTTTCTGAAAGCAAGGAATGGTGATGCTAGAATGAGTTTCTTCAAAGCAAAGTTTGAACAAATGCAAATTGAAGAGATGGCTACACCTGGACAACAAGAACGTAGATGATAAATACTAAAAATATAAATAATAAAGATATGGGACTAACACCCGCACAACGTAAAGAAAAAGTTGCAAAGCTTAGAGAAGAGCATCAAGAGTACTTTAATACTAGTAATCTAAAGAATGCACTATATATTCCTAAGATGGCTTATAGACCATCTGGTAAGGATGATCTACATGTTAGTTTCTTTCCTAGTGAACTAGAGAAAGAGACAGACATATATACAGAGTTTGTAAGTATTGATTATGACTCAGAAGATCCTAAGAGAACGTTATACTTATTAAAGCATAATCCTCATTGGAAAGAAGAGTTTGAATTAATAACCAGTAACTCTGGGTTTCAAAGACACATGGTTCCAGCTAGTGAGCTCAAAGTAATAAATGATGTAACTAGTAGAGGACCAGAAAAAAAAGAGCAGGTAATATTAGATTTTGCAAATCCTAGTATACCTAATCCTGATGATGTAGTTGTAGACCCTTTGATAGAAAAGCTAGAAGAAATTAATCAAACATTAATAACATTAACCAAAGTAATAAATAAAATAGTAAAATAAATGGCACAAAGCGTATTAGTAATTGCAGATTCAGGTACAGGAAAGTCTACCTCAATCAGAACATTAGATCCTAAAGAGACTTTCATTATAAACATTGCAAATAAACCTTTACCATTCAAAGGCTATAAGAGTAAATATACTCAGATTAGCAAAGAGAATCCAAAAGGTAATCTTACCTCTGCATCAAGTGCACCAGGTATAATCAAAGCAATGAAACATGTAAATGATAAAATGCTAAACATCAAAACTATTGTTGTAGATGATTGGCAATATATGAGTTCTTTTGAGTATTTTGATAGAGCTAATGAAAAAGGTTATGATAAATTCACTCAGATTGCAGCTAACTTAGCAATGGTTGCAAAGCTTCCAAAAGACTTGAGAGATGACCTAACTGTTATTTTCTTAACTCACTCAGAAGATTCAACTGATATAAATGGAAACAGAAGAATTAAAGCAAAGACTATTGGTAAAATGATTGACAATACTCTTACTTTGGAAGGTTTGTTTTCTATTGTATTATTTGGTAAGGTAAATAAAAATGATGATGGTGAACTTGAATATGGTTTTGAAACCCAAAACAATGGAGAGAACACATGTAAATCACCTATGGGTATGTTTGAAGATGAGTTCATCTCAAATGACCTTAAATTTGTAAAAGATTGTATTGAAGAATATAATCAATAATTAATAATTAATAAAAAAGTAAATTATGTTAAATACTAAAGACATGTCTGCCGGATCAGGTGGAACTAAACCAGTAATTGGAACAGGTAATCACAAAGTAAAGATTAATTCAATTACATTTGATCAAACACCATATGATGCAGACGCATACAATATAACATTACATATAGAAGGTGAGCCTGTATCAGGTGAGTTTAATGGTTTCTTAAAAGATATGAATAATCCTAATGGACCAAAATATCAAGGTCAGGTAGGTAGAGTTAGATTCTCACCATATCCATTTAAAGATGCTACATTAAATAATGGTAATGAAATAAGCAGAGACACAGAAGTCTTAAAAGCTATGGTATTTCTTGCTGAGGTAGTTAATAAAAGAAGTGAGCTTGATGCTATTGAGGCAAATACAATTGAAGACTTTATGGCAAAGGCGTCAAAGGTATGTGCTGATACTGGATACATTAATGCATGCTTAGGTGCACGTGAGTGGGAAAACAAAGAAGGTTATGTAAATAATGATTTGTTCTTACCTAAGAGAAGTAGAAATGGTGTACCATTGGAAGCATTAGACACTGAAAACTCTAATCTATTAACATTTGATAAGAATGATACCAATCATTTCAGACCAATGATTAAGAAAGATGCACCTACTACAACCAGCTTTGAACCAGCTGTAGCTAGTGGTGATGATTTTGATTTATAGTTAGTTAATTTAAAAGAAAGGGGGTAATGTTATGTTATCCCCATTTCTTTTTCTTATTTTTAAATTATGTTTAACACTAAAAATTTTGTTATAGAAGGACAAGATGTACCAAGTACGTGGGTGTTTCAATACTATTTAGATTTACCAGAGAAGTTAACTGGTCAGGATTTAAAGATTGTATCAGTTTTTAATCCTAATGAAAGAACTCCTAGCTTCTGTATATACGTTGATAAAACAATTATGCAATATAAGTTTAAGGATTTCTCTACAGGTAAAAGTGGTAATAAAATTGACTTAGTTAAATTAATGTTCAATGTAGATTTCCCAACTGCTATGCAAAAAATAGTAAAAGATTACAACACATATGTAAGATCATCAGAATATATAGAACAAAAATTTCAACCTCAATCTAAGTGGGAAATAGATTTTATAAAGCTTAGAGAGTGGACAATAGAAGATAAAGATTATTGGTTATCATATAGAATTGGCAAGACAATGCTAGACACCTATAATGTTAAACCAATAGAATATTATAACCTTATAAAAGAAGAAACAGGAGAAATTAGAAAGTTGAGGATTGCTAGTAAATATATGTATGGCTACTTTGATAAGAACAAAGAAGTATATAAAATTTACCAACCTCATAGTAAAAGTCACAAGTTCCATAAAGTTAAACCTTATTTACAAGGTTTTGATCAACTACAATTTAACCAGCCTTATTTAGTTATATGTTCATCTCTTAAGGATGCAATGTGTCTTAAAGGTATGGGATATAATTTAGAAGTGTTAGCACCAGATAGTGAGAATACTATGATCAAACCTCATATAATAGAACATCTTAAGAAAAAATATAAAACAATAATAACTCTTTTTGATAATGATGACGCAGGTAAAGCTGCTATCAAGAAGTATCATGAAATGTATAACTTATCAGGAATGATCTTCCCAACAGCTAAAGATATATCTGATGCTATGAAAGAAAATGATTTTGGATATGTACATTCTATTATACAACCAATATTAAAAAAGATTTTAAATAAATAATTATGACTAAAAGAAGATGGTTTATACCTGGTAATGTACCTAGCAGTAAAAATGGTAGGCGTTGGACAGGTAAATACTTTATTGCTAGCAAAGCTGTAATGAATTACAGAAAGGCTACCAAGGAACATTATACTAAATTAACTGAAGAGTTTAAAACACAAGTTGCTGAACTCAATCTGCCAGTAAAAATAAGCTTTGAATTTATTAGAGGCAGCCGTCATAAGTTTGATTATATAAATCCTGCACAAACAGTGCAAGATGATATGGTTAAGTATGGATGGATTGAAGATGATAATGCTGAGTTCATTATACCAACATTTAAACAATATACTTATGATAAAGAGAACCCCGGTGTATGGATAGAAATAATTTTAGATGAAGAAAAATAAAAAAATTATAACAATTGAAGAGTTCTTTAGATTAAAACAAATGTTTGCTGGTTCAACAGAAGATAAGGCAATGGCTTTTGAAATATGGGACAATCAATATAAAGATAGAAACATAATAGATCCTTTAATGTTTAAAGGACTTATGTTTACAGATAGAAAGAGTTTTGCAAAAGCAGTGAAAGTAGATTTTACTACTAAAACTGGAAAAATACTTTACACATTTTTATCTGAACAACAAGCAGATGAAATTTATAAACAAATTTTAGATAAATTAATGAATGATTAATATACAAGACCAGGTTGCAAGAACAACCAAAACATTAATATTTACTGAGCCCTTTTACGGGCTCTTTTTAATTGGTATCAATAAACAATATAGTGAGCGTATTCCTACAGCAGGTGTAAGTAAGCATGGTATTGGTATGCAATTGACTATAAACCCAGAGTTTTACAATGAACTTAGTGAAGACCACAGATTTGGTTTAATAAAACATGAACTATTGCATATTGCATTTGGCCATTTATTATTAAGAGATACATATTCTAATCATAAGTTATTTAATATAGCAGCTGATTTGGAGATCAACCAGTACATACTGGAAAGTAAACTACCTAAAGGAGGTTTATTACTATCAAGTTTTCCTGAATTAAATCTTCCTAAGAAAGCAGGTACAAGAGAATATTATGATCTGTTGATGCAAGCAAAGAAAGATGGCACATCTCCATCACTTGATAATTTGATGAATCAAATGGACGGTGAATCACAGTATTGTCATAGTACATGGGAAGAGTTTGATGAGCTACCTGAAGCTGATAAGAAATTAGTACAAAAACAAATAGAACATCAGTTAAAGGACTCAGCAGAACAAACAGCTAAGAAACAAGGTCATATACCAGGGGAGTTAGCAAATATTATACACAGACTAATGCATATTGACCCACCTAAATTTGACTGGAAAGGTTATTTAAAAAGATTTGTGGGTAATTCAAGTATAGTATATACTAAAAAGTTGAGACGTAAGTATAACAAACGTTATGCTGCAAATCCTGGCCTAAAGATCAAGTTTAAAAATCATATCCTTGTTGGTGTTGACACAAGCGGATCAGTAAATAATGATGAGCTAAAAGAATTCTTTAATGAATTAGCACATATGGTTAAGACTGGTCATAAGATAACAGTAGCACAGTGTGATACACAGCTTAAGAGTGTTAAGGAGTTTAACCCTAAACATGATTGGGAAATACATGGACGTGGTGGAACAAGTTTCCAACCTGTAATAGATCATTACAATGAAAAGAAAGGAGCATATACTGCTCTAGTATATTTAACAGATGGTGAAGCTTATTCTCCAGATAACTGCCCTAAAAATACCTTATGGTGTTTAAGTAGTATATCTGAGATGAATAATGATTTACCAGGACAAGTAATAAAATTAAATTAATAGAAAAAATGGCACAAGTAAACTTAAATGTAACAGAATTAAAAGGCTTTGTAAATCACATAATTAAAAACAATAGGTATTTACAAGAAAATAATAAGAACTCAGTATCCGTAGAGGTGGTTGGTGAATCAGGTATTGGTAAGACTTCTACTATAGTAGAGCTAGCTCAAGATAATAATCTAAAGTTTGTAAAACTTAATCTAGCACAGATAGAAGAGCTAGGTGACTTAGTAGGCTTTCCTGTACGTCAATTTCAGATGTATAAAGAAAAAGTAATACCAACTAAAAAGTTAGACAACTTAAGTATGGTTACTGCTACACAAAGAGCTGCAGGCAATAGTCTAGCTAATCTAAACACAAGCACTACTAAAAAAGTAGGCATGTGGGTTGATGAGCTAGCAGTACAAGAGTATCTAAAGAATGGATACAAGATGACCGGTAAGAATAGAATGTCTTATTGTGCTCCTGAATGGATTGCTGATGCAAAAGCAGGTGGTATCTTATTACTAGATGACTGGAATCGTGCTGACACAAGATTTATACAAGCAGTTATGGAATTAATAGATAGACAGTCTTATATCTCTTGGACTCTACCTAAAGATTGGCATATTATATTAACAGCTAACCCGGATAACGGTGACTATATGGTTAACAGTGTAGATTCTGCACAGAAGACCAGATATGTAACAGCTAATCTTAAGTTTGATGTTAATGTATGGGCTCAATGGGCAGAGTCTGCTAATATAGATACAAGATGTATTAACTTTTTGTTATTACATCCTGAGCTTGTAACTCAAGAAACAAATGCAAGATCAATTACAACATTCTTTAATTCAATATCTAGTTTTGAAGAGTTTGAAGCTAACTTATCTTTAATTCAAATGATTGGTGAAGGTAGTGTTGGTGATGCTTTTGCTTCTATGTTTACAACTTTTATTAATAACAAGCTTGATAAGTTGATAACACCTACAGATTTATTGACTCATGATAATGAGCAGTATATTCTTGGTGAACTTAGATCTTGTATTGGTAAAGATGATACTTACCGTGCAGATATTGCTGCTACACTAGCAACAAGACTTGGTAACTTTGCTGTAGTATATTCTAAAGAAAATACTATTGGGCAAAAGCACACTGATAGATTGATTTCACTATGTACTAAAGATTACTTTACTAATGATCTTAAGTATCTAATTGTAAGAACAATCTTTAATGGTAATAAAAAGAAGTTCAACAAAATGATGATGAACCCAGATATAATTAAAATGACAATGAAATAAAATGGCAAATAAATCAGTATATCAAAATTTTGATAATGATGCATTGACATACTTTGGACTAGCAGCTGACCCGTTATACGGGTTAGTTACTAGTACAGGTGTTGAGAAGGTATTATGTACTCAAGATGAAAAAACATATGATAAAATACACAGTATATTAACGGTCCCTACAGAAGATGACCAAACTTTTAGAACTAAAAAGAAAGCTTTTATATTACCCAGGTGTGGGGTATCACAAGATAGATTAAAAGCAGCTCTTAAAGAGCATAGTATAACTGTAACAAATGACTATGAACTAGCAGATCTTATAATAGGGCATGATGATATAAGCACAGATGACAAGTTATCTAATGGTGAAAACATTCCATCTACAATTATGATGAATAAGTTGTGGAACTATGAGACTACATTTGGAGATAAGAATAGTATAGGTGTATTAAAGAAAATATCTGATGCAAATATACAGTGTATTGTTACACCTAAAGTAACTGATAAAGTAAGATACTATGATATTGATATGCATGATAACATATTAGATGTTTGGATGCTTTCAGGTATGGCAGTAAATCTTGCACATATTATTAATACTACAGATGTAAGTGTTATTGATACTGAGACAGTATTGCATGCATCAGCTACAAGGTTAGTTTTAGATGAACAACTTCTTGCAGATCTTAAAGCTCAATTAAATTCTTATAGTGATGATAAAGCTCTTGCTATAAAGATTGTTCCTACTATAGACTATACTAAGAACTATCATTTATTATGGCAGCTAGCACAAGACTGTGGTAGTCTTGAGTATGCTGACAATAGAGATAAAGATTTACAGTATTGGCTTGATGTATCTAAATTTGTTAGTTTTGGTAGAAAAAGTGCACAAACTATGATAAACTGGTTAGAAGTAAATGATAAATTATGTAAAACAACCTTTAGATACTTAGAGCCTATAGTCAGATCAGAAATAAGCATACAAAACAGAGACCTTTATACATTTAAAGTATCTGTTAAAAAAGAATACCTAAAATATTTAAAAAATTAATTATGATTAAAAAATTTCACTTACATATAAATATTACTCCTGAAACAACAATTACTAATGATGAGAGTATAGTAGATAATAATAAAACAACCAATAAACTTTTAGCTGATGCAATTAAATTAGAAGAAACTGGTGTGTATATTGGAACAACTAATGGTTGGACATTGGATAAACAATTAGTAGATACTGTATTGCCTAAGCGTCCTGATGTAATTAATATACAAGATAAAAAACTATATAGATGGCCTCATCTAGATTTACCAAGACAAAAGGTAGATCTTTTAAAAGATAAGTTCAATTGTAAAGTTATTAGGAATGTAGATAAAGCAGATATAGAAATTATTTCTATGAATGGAATGAGAAAATTAGTAGAAATGGATTGGCATGCTTCTTTTAGTTATAGTGGTATGTATAATTTTCTATCCTTTCTTAAGTCTGCAGACATCTTAACAAAATCTTCATTAGATAAATGTAGAGACATATTAGAAGGCATACCTAAAGAATCTAGAATTAGTATTACTAGAGATCATCCTTGGAATATAGATTCTGCAGGAGAACTTTTTCAAACATCTAAAATAATAAATAAGTATTTAGATAGTAATAGGCCTAAAGGAGTAGGTAGAGAAGCAATAGTTAAAGGTAAAGATAAAATAGATACTTATCATCATATAATTAATACATCATCACAAGTAGTATTTGATGTTGACATAAATAATATAATTGATGAAGATCTAGCTGTTATTAAAAATACTGAATTAGAAAAAATACAACAAATGATTTCTAGTAGTGATAGAGATAATAGATCTTTAGCTTTAGAGATGCTAGCAAACTGTAACGTTAATAAATCTTTTGATGTTGTTAGTATTATATATTACTGGTATTATGATTGGTTAAAGGATACTAATAACTGGAATACTGTAAATGTAAAAGCACTAAAATCAAAAATGAAAGCCTTTGAAGGTGGTGGTTCTACAAGTTCTATTTACAGTTATAATAACTATATTAAGAATTTGGTTGAACATGATAAATTAACTAAGTTTGCTATAGATGATACCCGTAAAAGATTATATAAACATATACTTTTAAATCTAGTAGGTACAGATAATGAGGTGGCTGTATTTAATGTAGATATTGACTCTTTAGTATTAAAAAATGAACTAATAGAAAATATAACAAATGACTAAAAAAGAAGATAGAAAAGCGTTGATAGAGACTATACTATTGTATAAGGAAAAGATAAGACAAACTCCTGGTATAAAAACAATGATACAGAAACTACAACAAAAATTAGATAAATTAAATGATAAACGTAAATAAAGAAAAAGAGGAGAAGTTTTATGCAAATAAAGATTTTTGCTTTAGCTACTCCTCTTTAAATAAATTATTATTTTCACCATCCTTATTTTACAAGGACTATATACTGTGGGACCGTGAGGTCAGAACAGACAAACATCTTATAGAAGGCAAGCTTATACATTGCTTGCTGTTTGAAGAAGATAAAGTTGAAGAAAAGTTCAGCATTGTACCTGGTAAAAGCCCTAGTGATAATATCAGAAAGGTATTAAAAGATATGTCTCTTTATACAGATGCAGAGACACTGGTTGATTGTGAAGACTCTATAATTCTTGACTCACTTAAGAATCTAAATTTATATCAATCTTTAAAAGCTGATGACTCAAGGCTATCTAAGATAAGAACACAAGATAATGAGCCGTATTGGAAGTTTATTGGTAATAGTAACGTTGATGTTGTAGATCAAGATACTCTTCTTAGATGTAAAGAAAAGGTTAGTATACTTAAAGTAAATAAAGATGTGATGTCTTTATTTGAAGAAGTAACAACTGACTTTGATTTAGATCCTATTGAAACACATAGTGAGAGGTATCTTAAATCTGATTTAATTGGTTTGGATTTTGGCCTGCACGGCTATATAGATTATTATAAGATTGACACTGATAAAAAAGAAGTTACTATATGTGATCTTAAAACAACCGGTAAGACAGTTTCTGACTTTAAAGACACTGTAGACTTTTATAATTACTGGTTACAGGCTGCTATTTATATGAAGTTAGTCTATGATACATTAGGAGATGATGCTGATGAGTATGAATTAACTTTTAAATTTATAGTTATTGATACATATGATCAAGTTTATGTATTTGAAGTATCAAAAGATACAATGGGTAGCTGGGCAAATGGCCTTGGTGGTGCTATAAAGACTGCTAAATTTCATTATAACAGTAGAAATTACTCATTACCTATTGAGTTTTTATCAAATAAAGTTACCTTATAGTATGGGTTTGATCTATACTGACTACTTTCAAAAGAGTAAAGTCTTTCTATATCCTTTGTTAGGTATAGGTAGAAAGGCTAAGTATGTACCTAGACAAACTTATATTTGTTGGGATGGTTTTTACTCTACTGAAGATTGTAAGCTGATATTAGAATATAAAACTAAACCTTCTGAATCTTTTAAAAAGTTTGCTTCTAGATTTCTAGATAAGCATGTTATGTATGAAGATAGTGTACAAATTTCTGATAACTCAATTATATATATATTTGATTTTACTTATATACATAATAAAACCTATAAATCAGACTATAAAAAAATTGTAGAAGGTAATTATTCTAAATTAAGTATGACTTCTAAAGTTCTCATACTGGATTTCTTTGGTGATGAAGACAAAGCCGGAGAGTATATCAATACATTTTTATCTCCAGGTGATAGTTTTGAAACATATGCTAATTTCTTTGATGTAGAAGAAGCAGTACTATATAATATAGGGGAGCTGTGCTCTAAACCTGACATAGAAAAAGAAACTTTAGTTGATAATAATTACCTATTAAAACAATTATTAAAAAAAAGTTCTATATATTTGACAAATAAATAAAAAAATTATGGCAAACCAAATTGGACAAAATATGATGTTAGTAAATTCTAGTTTTAGAAATGCTAAATCATTTACGTTAATCCCAGTGAGCATAGACTCACCATATGTAGAAGCTATGTTTGACCCTACGTCAGGCATCTTAGCTGTCATCAGTAAAGTGATGAAACAATCTTACCACATGGTAGCCAAACTAGATGATGAAGGCCAGCCTATGAGGTTAAAAAAACCTAATATGCAAACAGGTAAAACTGTTAAAGAAGAAAGAAGACTGGTAGATACATTTTCTGAGTTTTATCTTAGTGATAGAGGTGACATAGAAACATTTATACACATGTTTGCTGTAAATGCAGAAAACTTTAGTGTAGAAGAGTTCTTTGTAGACTTAAAGAAGACTGAACCTTCTAAGATTATATTACCTGGTCAATAGTATTCCACTTACAGTTGACTAAAAAAAGAAAAGCTCATTGATTTGGGCTTTTTTTGGCTCTATTAAATAAAAATGCAATATGAAAGAATATAATACATACATCATGCAGGTAGGAGAAGGCATGGGAGGACCTCTTA